CGAAAAATAGTTACCTTTGCAGCCGTAAAACAAAAACGGGGTGTAGCTCAGCCCGGTTAGAGTACGCGTCTGGGGGGCGTGTGGTCGGAAGTTCGAATCTTCTCACCCCGACTGAGTAAAGGAGTTAAATGTAAGTCAGTTATGATTTTAGTTTAGCTCCTTTTCTATTGTAAAGGCATGAAATCAGCTTAAAAAAAACGGGTGTTTTGCACATTTTGGATGAAATTTCCTGCAAAATACCTGCAAAAAATTTTAAGCAGATATGGTAACAACAAAATTCTATCTCGATCTCCGGGCTGTATATCCGGGCAAGGAAGCCCCGCTGAAGCTGGCGTTGACAAAAAAAGGGCGTACCGCGTTAATATTTCTTCGTATTCGTATTTTACCGACGCAATGGGATAGGGAGGCGTGTAAAATCATTGCCCATCCCGACAAACTTTTCTTGAATAATTACATAAGAGCCCGTAAACAGGAAATAGACGACTTGCTGTTCAGACTGGAAAGGAGTGGCTTTCTGCAATACAGGAGTATAACGGAGATCCGAAAGCGTGTCCTTTTCGAACTGGAAACCCTCGAAGAAGAAAAAAGCGTCTGGAATGGCTTCTCAGATCGTTTCTTACGTTTTGCATCGGTCAAGAAGGAGAGCACCAAGCGTATTTACATGCAGACTTATAAACGCATGGCGGCTTTCGACAAGGGACTTAGGGAGCGTGCGTTTGAGGAAATCAACAAGGAGTGGCTGGCGCGTTTCGACTTGTTCCTGCAACAGACTTCGCCCTCGCAGAACGCTCGTAACATCCATTTCCGGAACATACGGGCGGTGTTTAATGATGCCATCGACGATGATATTACAGGCTTCTACCCGTTTCGTAGATTCAAGATACGCGCGGTTGCTACCCCGAAACGCTCGCTGTCGGTAGAACGGCTACGGCTGCTGTTTGATACCCCGGTAGAAGAACATTTGGAGAAATACCGGGATATGTTCAAACTGACATTCCTGCTTATCGGGATTAACGTGATCGACCTGTGCCACCTGAAAGTGATAATTGACGGGCGGGTGGAATACTACCGGGCTAAGACCAACCGCCTCTATTCTGTCAAGGTGGAGCCGGAAGCTATGGAGATCATCAACCGCTATCCGGGCAAGGACTACCTGCTCGATATCATGGACCGCTACGGCAATTACAAGGATTACGCCAAACGGCTTAACGACAATCTGCAACGTATTGGCGATATGAGGCGCGTTGGGAGAGGGGGAAAGAAGATATTCACGCCGCTTTTCCCCGGTATCACCACCTACTGGGCGCGCCACAGCTGGGCGACCGTTGCCGCTTCGCTCGACATACCCAAGGAGACTATTGCTGCCGCCTTGGGGCATGGAGGAAATACGGTGACCGACATCTACATTGATTTCGATCGGCAAAAGGTAGACGATGCCAACCGCCGCGTAATCGATTGGGTATTCTATGGAAAACGATGAAAAGTAGCAGCCCGGTTCTCCGCCGGGCTGCATGCTGTTTGGCAAATTATTTCTTTAGCTTGTAGACCATCCGGCCAACAATGATCAGTATTATGACAATGACAGCCGCCATTGCCCAGCCTCCGACTTCGATTTTCGTTCGTTGCCATACAGTCAATTTCTTTTCGATTTCGACCGGGTATGGCACTCGGATAGAATCCGTCCGGTTTATATACAGCGTGTCTACCCTGTCCTTGTACTTATAGATGTACCTGTACCGATATTCGGTAACGGTATCGCCTCTTTGGATTACATAGGTCGAATCATGTATAAGTACACTATCGATCCGGACAGAGTTGAAGAACACGCTGTCAGTCTTAATTGCTTCAACAGGAACATACTTGATTTGTGTACGGCAAGATGTAAGCAATAACAACAATGCCAATAACAGCAATCCTATCAAGCTCCCTATCAGTTCATCTTTTGTCTCTTTGTTCATCATAGCATCCCCCATCCCGTAATAATATCACTCATCTCCGCATCTCGGCCATTCTCCACCCGGCTCATCCCGGCCACAATACGGATCATCTGTTCTCGGTTGTTAATATTAATCGGATCGTCAGCCGGGATTCCGGCGTAGCCTGAAACGGTTTTGATATAGGCTTCCGTGTGATTGTTGTCCTCCGGCGGGGCCCAACGGGTAATCATCTTACGGATCGTATCCAGCTTATAGTTTCGGTAATAGTTAAAGAGGATCTTAAAGATTGCCCTATACCCGTATGCCATCGATTTAAATTGTTTAAACTCTCTGTCTGAGCTTGTCTTCTCACCTTGGAAGACATCGCTGTTCCTTCTGATGTTCCCTGGGTTGTTGTTGCGCAATCCCCGGGGTAAATTGTTATTTCTCATTCCTTATCCTCCTATTATTAATATCCATTCTGCGGTTCACGATCGCCGCATTTCTTTCTCTCACATCTTTTCATGGCAAGTTCAAGTTTGACATCCGAATAGCTTTCTTTCAATGCAAAAAGCTCGTCCTGTACCTGCCGGAGTCTTCCGGTTTGTTCTACAAAGCGCTCTTCTTTTTCTGAAAGTTGTTTTTGCAGGAACTCGTTGTATTCCCTTAAAGCCTTGAACTCTTCTGCATCGGCGTGGGCATCTTCAATGCGTGCGTTAGTTTTTCGGTTAACCCAGAAGTTGATGCTCCATTTTATCGCCTCGAATCCTCCCAATGTCCCGATTATTGTTAATATATCGGTCAATTCTACATTCACATTGCACCTCCTTTTCTATTTATTTACTACTTTTGCAACCTATTAAAGATTGCCACATTAAAGCAATCTGTTCAACTTGCCGCCTCCTGTCTGTGATAGCCGGGAGGCGGATTTATTTTAAATTTCAAGTATGCAGCAAACTAAATAGATAACCAAAAACGAGTCTATTTCCACCCAGAACATAGGCTTGCTCCTGTAAAACCTATACCAGAATGTGCCTTCTTTTTCCTTTGCAATACTTAGGGCCGTATAGCCAACATATAGTAGCCAGGCAAGTAGCATAGGCCATAAGTTTAATGCTGCCCAGATTTGAGAAAATAGTATAGCCATCGTTGCGCCAGCTATGTGTCCCCGGTATTGGAACTTGTCTGCCTTATAATCCGGGAAACACCCGACAACGATCATCCCGGCCAGCGCCAGGTAAGCGAGAAACTCCGTGCCCGGCTTACTGACCTCCAATATCACCGGCATTAACACCATAGGACAAGCCCACATTGTGAAGCGAAACCATCCTTTGTGTTCTATTGCGTAGTAAGTTGCACTGATAGAGTAAGGTACACCTTTTGCCTTTATACAAACTGCTGCTGTATAAACTGCAATAACCCAAAAAGAAATAATTAATAATAACATGATTTTCAAACTTTATTGTTTAACTTTGTTTCCGGAGACCCTCGGTCCCCTAATTTTCTTTTTTTACAGCCTCCAATCTGTGATAGCCTGGAGGCTGTTTTATTATTCTTTCGCCACCGAACATTTTATATCTCCATTTGTTTTAAAAGAAAATACCCAACCTGGGGTTGGCGATTATCAATAATTTTTTCTGAATATACATTTGCTGTCTTTCTGCTGTGACAGCCCAAAGACAGTGTCACTAATTTATTAATACGGCCTTGCAGGCGGAGTGAAGTTTGATGTCCAACGGGCAATATTACTGATGCGAAACTCGTCAATCATACCGTTCAGATACAATCCATAATCCCGATATTTTCCGATCATTAAAGAACTATAGTACCCTGAAACCATCGTTGATGTGAAACCAGACGCATACACTCCATTTACATACACTTTCCAATATCGAGATTGTGACCTGACGATCGCAAGATGAACCCACTGATCCCGTGGCATCGTAAAATAGCATATTGCATCCCCTCGGGTTCCACCATACTGCAATCCAAAGAAAATGCGTCCGTCAGATTCCTCCATTATATCAAAGCTGTAACTTCCACCACCATCGCCTTTTGACATTATACCGTTTCTCACACCACTTTTCAGTTTAATCCAAAAATCGACGGTATAGTTTGGACATAGGGACTCGTTTATGGCATTCGTTCCACTTATCTTTACATACCCGTTTCCTGAAAACGAAACGCAATTCTTGAATTTTCCCACTACATAGGACATATTACTACCAACATAAGGCTTGCCTGAGGCTTCATCTTTCAATGATCCATCAAAATGTAGCAACAGCAAAGTATTCCTGTCTACTTTCTTCCGTCCCATCATCGATCTTATCATACCAACCTCCTTTCCGCCGAAAGTCGGTCAGATACTTGAGTTAAGAGGTGTTTACCCCCCCCGTTAACATTTGTAAACAATTATTTCTCATGATTTTATCTCCTATTTTTTAGTCGTTAATATCTTGTTTCATCTTTTTCAACGGCAGATCATTCTTCGTAAGCCCAATAGCGGATCAGGACAGTGCCATCACCGCCGTTACCGTAAGTACCACAACCGCCACCACCGTAACCGCCACTTTTTCTATTGCCATTTCCAGTTCCGCATCCTTTGTCGTAATCGGATTCTCCACCCATGCCCCCATTTATATTTCTGTCTGAACCACCACCTCCGGCATTTCGTTTCCCAGTAGGTTCGCCAAAATCGCGGGTTGTATGCCTTTGACCCTTTCCTCCGCCATATAGGGAACCAGCTGGATAGAGAGAGCCATTTTCATTGCGGCTGCCTATTCCGTTAGATCCATCAGAACCCGCTTTAGCCGTATCTGAATCATCTCCTGCTCCGCCACTTCCGCCGTTGCCACCAGTATATGCTCCGGCATTACTTCCGCCTGGATAACCATTACCCGCACCATTTCCGCCATTAGCTCTATAACTTAAATTTAAGAATTGAGAGTATCCACCGTTGGGGGCAACTTCAGAATACCCTCCAATTCCTCCTTTCCCAACTGTTATCGGAATTGACTGACCCGGTGCAACAGAGATAGCATCACCGTCTCTCCATCCGGATGTATCTTTTTTGAAGGTTTTAGTATAGCCGCCACCTCCACCGCTTCCATTATGTCCTGCACCCCCTCCTCCGACAAGAAACACATCAACCTCCCTACATCCTTTAGGTACGATCCAGGTATAATTCCCGGCAGGATAGAACCTCTTGGTGAACAACTGCAACTTCTTCCGTCCCATCATCGACCGTCTCATCTACGCCCTCCTTTCTTACGATAAGAGGTCGTAACTTCTTTATTTAGAGAGTATTCTACCCCCCCCAGTTTAACTTTTAATAACATAACCTGTTTCATTGCTTTACCTCCTGTACAATTGTGGGCAAGTCTTTCAAGTCGTTCGGATAACCTGTAACGGTTGTCAGAATGCAGAGATAGATCACACCGTATTGTTCATAATATTTGTCTTTCTCGAATGCCATACCCTGCACGTATGGAATAGGATCATCAAGCGTGCCTGCGTGCTCAGCTTCAACGATCTTATACAGTGAAGCAGTTTCTATGCCCGGTTTCCAATCGGCTTGCAGCTTGTGCTTTTGTATCACTTCAAACAAAGTGTCGCTTTCTCCTTCCACTACTCGAAGCCGGAAGCCTATTTCAACTTCCTTGCCAAACTCCGCATCTTTCTCACCCCAAATGGGGAATAAGACCTGCATCTCCAACGCTTGGCTGGCTGTGAGAGACACGCTGTTCATCATCGTACGGGCAAAGGTCACTGCCTGCACTTCCGGGGATTTAGCGATTGCCTTATCTGCTTTAGTTTGCAAGGCTGCCGTTGTTGTATGGATCATTTCAGGATAGCCTTCCACCACGATAGCTTCGACCTCCTCGGCTGTTTGGGCGGCATCGATACGGGATAGCAAGCTGTCTGTCACCTTGCCGCATTGCTCCGAATAGTCCGCTATTTCGTCAAGAGCAACTGTTAAGATATTCGAGGCGTAAAGATGACCGCCTACTTCGACTTCTTCCTGCCGGCCACACTTATCCTTCACTTGCAGGGTGTTCGAGACATATGCGTCCTGTTCATCAATATAATAATGATGGATGTCTTTGTCGTAGATTTCCTGCCGTTTGGCATCACGGGCACGCCAGAGCAGTTCTTCCGGTGTCGGCTGTGGTTCCGGTGTCAGTGCCATGTACCAGCATTCCAACGGTGAAGCTTCCGGATAGTCGTTATGATACTTCTCCTGTTCTTCGTTAAGCAAGAGATAAGCGCCATCTTCAAACTCTTCAAGAGTTGTGCCTGTCTTATAGGAAGCAGGTAAGACTTCTTCTATAGGCCAAAAGTTTATTTGTTTTTGAATGTATAGCATGATATTGTTCGTTTTTAAATTACACATACGGTTTAGTAGGAGGAGTGAAGTTTGATGTCCAACGGGCGATATCACTTACTCTGAATTCATCTATTTTTGATTTTATAGAATATAGAGGATCACCATCTCTCCTGTTTTGTCCTCCTAATCTTAAACTATAACTCGGAAGAATAGAACTTTTCAAAAGACCTTCCCCTTTCAAATATCCATCGATAAAGATCATAACATTCCAATTATGACATACCACTGCTATATGTGACCATTTTTTTAAAGTTGGATATGTGTACGTGGAAATAAAGGATTCAGATGTATTATCGGCATGAAAGGTTATACCCAAACCATTATAAATATATAAAAATAGTGCTCCACATTGTCTTATACTGTCTTCTGCTTGGGTGCAACCGAATAATAATGATTCATTTCTTTCATTAGGATATATCCAAAAATCAATAGTAAAATACCCTGTAGATATAAGATTAGCATACCAAGACCGGTCCAACAATAATACTCCATTTCCAAACTGGCCACAGGACTTGAATCTTCCATTAGAAAGGATAATTACTGATCCTTCTTTAGAGACAGATTTTCCCAACATATCGTGAATAGGCTCTTTATCAAAGTTTAATAGAAAGACCGTATTATCATCAGGCATACCAACATTTTTTCCCATCATCACCCTTCTCTTCATCTCTCACCTCCTTTCATTATACTCTCACGACAATTATCCCATGTTCTTTTTTCAGCGATACCCCTGTGGCTTTACCAGCTGGCAGTTCAACGCTTGTTTCCTCCGATTGCCAGCCCGAACCGTTTGGGATCGGTTGGTTAATCGTTGATCCGGTGTTGTTCTTAATGGACAGATAAAACTCCTGCATCTCGGGAACGCTTCCTATATTCGCAAAGTTGATCGCCTGCACAGATGTACTCGAATAGGTAAAACGCAAGTTATACGGTGATGAAGGAAGTGACTTTAAGGTACTGACATCGACATACTCTTTCAACCTCAAAGAGTCCGATACCTTCGTTTTCTCTTCATTGCTGTAATTATTATCCGTATGGACATAAGCAGCGTCCTTGACCGTATGGTCGTCATTCTGTAACTGGGATAGCCTTGTCGGAATCGCCTGCTGGACGTTTGTGATGCTCTGGTTCAGCCCGGCGATGATCCCTTGCAACGTCTGTGTGTCCTCTACGTTGGCAAGGAAAGCGATGATCTCGTTAAATGACTCGATGGCACTCGATGCGTCACCCGAAACGAGCGTGTTGACTTGCTGCTGCAAGGCTGTCAGCGCGTTCCTGATTTCCGTGTCGTCGTAGCTTTCCCCGTCCTGTCCTTCGGCTACCACCCCCGTATCTTCGTCGCCGATTTTCCAGTGCTTCGTTGCCGGATCGATCGAAGGAACCGGAGCATTGTTTCCCCGAAGGTTCGGGGTGTCAAACTTACCTTCAGCCGTCGTGATCGTCAGGATATAGGTCGTGGCATCATTCGTTTTAACCGTGACCTTCACCTCCTGCATGACGGCCGGCAACTGGGCAAACGTATGAACGCCATCAGCCAGCTTCATGTTGAATTTACCGTTTTCCAAACGTTCAAATAACCAGACTGATGTGGGGTAGACGGTTGCGTTATCGGCCCATTCAGCCGTCGTCAGTTCGATCTGTTGATAAATAAATGCACCTTTCTTACTCATTGCTTAAATATCCTTGTTTTATCGTTCGTACTGATTCATTGTAATAATTGGCTCCTGTCAGATAAACATTACCGGGCAAGGCTGTACCGCTGCCGGATTCCTGCCACGAGGCTTTTCCCCCGGCAAGATCATAAAGCCGGTAGAATACATATTCGCCATCTTCCGCTACACGCACATCATCACCGATACGAAAATTGATGGTTGTACCGTCGGTATTGACATAGCTCAATGTATTTTCGTCCGGGATAGCCTCCAACGTCGGGATCTCCGGTTTGTTCTTGATATAATTGGGCGATTCCTTTCCTGAGAGCCAATCAGGGCGAATACCGGAAACGATCCCTTCTGCAGCCTCGGCGGCAGTGTTGGCCCGATCAGCTGCCTCATTGGCTTTTTGAATAGAAATCTCTGTACTTGTTTCCCGTTTGGTTTCTTGACTTTGACGAATTTCCTCCTGGTTCTGGCGAACCACTTCCGCCGCTTCCCGCTCTTCTTCTGATACTCCACGGACTATTTCAGCCGCTTCCCGTACGGCTTCGGCCTTGATACGTTGCTCTTCGGATAAAGTACGAAGCGATTCAGCCTCGACACGGACTGATTCCGACTCTTTGCGTTTGCTCTCGGCCTTCGTCCTTTCAACTTCTGTTTCCGTTCTTGTCTGTTCCGCCCTTACCCGACTGGCTTCTACCTGAACGCGAGACGATTCAGATTCTATCCTTGCTGTTTCGGCTTCCTTGCGCAAGTTTTCAGATGTATTTCGCTCACTCTCACTTGTTTTGCGTATGGTTTCAGTCTCCTTACGGACCGTTTCCGATTCCTTGCGTTCTGTTTCGGCGGTTTGTCGCTCTGATTCATTGCTTCTGCGAAGAGCTTCCGCCTCGGTCCGTTTCGTCTCGGAATTCTTACGGGCAATCTCGGAAGTGGAACGTTCCTGCTCAGCGGCAACCCTTTCGATCTCCGCTTCTATACGTGCTGCTTCCGCCTTGATTCGCTCCGCCTCCTGTTCACAGACTTCCACGTTCGTTTGTTCGGTAGCCTCGGCGGCCGCATTGGCCCGGTCCGCCCCGGCATTGGCTACCTCGGCAGCTTCCAGTGCCGGAGCCTGGAACTCGGTCAGTACATCATCCGGCAATTCATGCCAAAGTTCTGCAATCTGGTCTTTCGTCAAGTCCGTAAAGTGCCAGCGAAGATCATCAATGGCAATTAACGACCGCCAGGCCGTATCTTCCTCGCTCTTATATTTCCACTCCAAACCGGTGTCACCTTTGCGAAACTCCGGGGTTTCGCCCGCGTCACCTTTCAAATAGGACAATTGTATCAACGTCTTCCATTCGGACGGTTCGCCACCGGAAACACTCACCTTACGCCACTGGATGGCCGTTCGGTCCGCATCAACCTGGAACTCGACATCATGACCGTCCACACCTTTCAATATCTCAACGGCTACGCGGACCAGCTTGTAACTTGCTCCCAGGGATTGCAGGACGGGAAGTGACGTTATACCGGAAAGGCTCTTTACTTCCTCCCATTCGCCCGGATCCTTCGAATTGCTCGATATGAGCTTTTCGACCTCGACCGCGATCTTTCGTAAGTCTTCTATCGTGAGTGTCTTACCGTCCGATGTAATTATATCGCCTACTGCCATACATGTTCCATTTTTTATTTAAAGTTCATTCCGCATCCGAAACCTGTACCGTCATTTGCTTCTTTTCCTGGAGCTTCTCTATCAGAATAGCAACAATACTTTTTTGTTCTTCACCCGTCAATGCATCCGGATCAGAAAGCGACAAGGTCAGACGTTTTCCTTCCGAGTAGTTCATATACCCTACCTGTTTGCCGTCCTTCTTTATGTAAGAGACAAACGAATGTTTGTTTTCCGAGAGGTCATGGGTTGCCATATATTCGGCCGACACATTACCGGATTGGACTGTTCCGTTTGATGTCAATACCTGTGTTTCCATATGCCTACTTTTTTTCTATCAGTTCTACAATCTGTCCATATCCCCCCGGATTGAGCACCGCAGCGGCCTGCTTGACCAAAGCTGCTTCCTCGGCCGTCAGCTCCACTACGCCTTTTGCCTTGGATATCTTGCAATACAATTCATAGGAGGCAAGCTTCTGTTTCGCGACCATCTCGGCATCCGACGACGGACGGATAAAATCCCCGCTGAAAAGAAGCAGGCTTACCGTTTCATCTATCATCTTGGCTTTTTCTTCCTCGCCTTTTCTTTCTTTTATCTCTTCCCCGTTCCAAGCTTTGAACGGCACATGCAAATTCAGTTTCATAAATTTCTATTTTTTTGAGATTAAAAATTATCTGTATTAAAATCAACCGAACGTGGCTTTGTACAAGCAACGGCTATGCCATTGTCAAATACAAACCAAGTATCGCTGTTATCTATTCTATAAGCCCCTTTTAAGCCCCCTCTCACATTCCCTTTCGGACTCTTGGTGAAATATCCATCTGAATAGATATAGCCATCAAACCAAGCAGCCCAAACAGTGTCTCCGGATGGGTAAGAAGGAGATTGTTTGCTAGAACCATAAATCGCTGCTGAACCGGGAGCACGTCCTATCGCTTTCACTCCAAAACGGCCTTGTGTGGACGCTCCAAATGCGATATCAACCAATCCGTCATTATTATTACCATAACCCATTTTTATAGTGCGGGATTTATCCCCGAAATAATCCAAACCTTCCCATACAAGACGATTATTTATTATCTTGAAAAGGCCAATCTGGCCACCGTTCGCCGTAATTGTCCCGCTAAACGTCCCGTTTTTGGCAGTCATATTTCCAGATCCGTCTATGCTGAAGCCACTATTAACAGTAGTATAACCTTCCAAATGTATCTGGTCTGCACCTATTGCGACCGTGCTTAACTGTTTGCCTACATATGTGGAAACATAAGCCTGAGTCACCAGCCCCCTATCGTTAACTTCTTCCGCAAAAAGCGAAGCGAATCCCGACTTGGTGATGAAACCAGAGGTCTTTACATATCGGTCCAAATTGTTCACGTCAGTCGTTACCGCCTCAATACTATCCGCCTGGATGTCGATCTGGCTTTGCAGTTGTTGTTTAAGACTGTTAGTCCCGTTTTGGTATTCTGAATAGGTCACACGGGCATTGATATCGTCCGCCATGATACTAAGCTGGCTGTCATAGCGGCTCGTGATCACTCCTTCGGAATCCTTGATCTGTTTCGTGGCCCATAGCTTGATCCGCTCCTCGCTCTGCTCTATGCCGGTGGCAAGGTAGAGGAATGCGTCAGCCGCACTATCGCTACGGAGCGTCACACCGTATATCAGTATCTCGCCGGTGAAAGCAATGCCAAAATCGCCTTTCTCATCCCACATACCGGTATGGTAGTAAAGGCTATAACCATCCGAAGGCGACAAACTCTCTTCTTTGAAAAGTTCCGATCCGGACACCCCGGCACGCAATGTACCTGCCCTTAGTACCCGGTAATGAAAGGAGAAAGAATAGGTATATTTTCCATTCTCGCTCGGATGGGAATGCACCGGGATATCCATCAGGTCGTTTGCCTGGCTGACACTGCTGTTTAGGATTCTCAGGACACGGCGGTTCCCGTCACGGTACATACCCGCATACGTCTCTTTGTCCACATAGAAAGAGGACGGCAGCCAAAGCCATCCACCCTTGACCGGAATGTAATGCACCAGGCTCTTCGCATCCCAATAATAGGTGTCGGATGCAAACGAGGGATTCCGGAGGATATTTCCCTTTTCCCCGGAGATGTCACTTCGTACACCTTCTATCTCACTGCGGAGCCTGCCTTCCATCACTTCGAACGTCTGCTCGATGGTACTTCCGTCTTCCAGGTAATAGGTGCTATGCTGAAAGATACCACCATTAATATAGATGCCATGCCCTGTAAGGGTACGTCCGTTGACCGTCAGCCCCCCCAGATTCCCGATGCGGACCTTCGTATTATCGGCTGTGAGTTGCGGGCTGCTCACTTCATCAAGCACATCTATGTAAGGCGCATAATCGTCGGAAGAAGTCAAATAGATAAGCCCCTGGCGATTCCCGTCTCTAAGATTACCCATACGGAATGCCGTGTCGCCGGCTTTTGGCTCGTCACTGCCTTCGACCACTTTAAGGTCGAACCTCTCCGATGTCACGTTTTCCACTTCGGCAAACAGATAACGGATTCCACCCCTTCCGTCCCGCTGTTGGATACGGACCAGGTCACCATCTCGAAGATTCATGAACATCTCGCCGCCCATGTCGTCCATCTCGCAGCGATAACGGTGTGTTCCGAGCGGAGTGACTGTCTTTATCTTGTTAAAGTCCGCCACGATATGGGAACCGTTCAGGCCCAACACCTGGGAATAAACCAGCTCGTAGACTTTGAATGTTTTCCGCACCGTCCAGTTGTCCACCGTGCCGGAAGCTGTAGGCGAATCGATACGCCAGCCATAACCGAACATGCCGGAGGCAAAATCACGGCTGCCTATGGAACTCCCTATAACCGCATCCGAACGGATCACGGCCGATTCACTTTCGATATCACCATCAGATGTAATCTTCCAACCTTTACCGCCTTCGATACCGTTAATGTATATGGTACTGCCGATAGTACGGTCGAATGTGATATCGCCGTGCGCCGTGTCGTTTATGTCCTTGCGCAGGTACATCCCGTCGATATCGAGCTTCTGTTTGTTGATCTCCTTCAGCGTGCGCAGGGAGGAGAAAACGTTTTCATCGCTGGCGGCGGTCGTGTCGTCTTTCTTTATGATATACGCGCCGAAGCCACTACTGTTACTGCCTTGGTTGACGTAGGTATTGCCTTTATATTGGATATTGTCGATCCTCTGCTCCAGTTCCCCGAGGCGGGAATAGGCAGCAGTTTCGCCAATGGTGTAGGAGGGGGAGTCGTAAGGGATATCGAGCTTCTTTTCGTAGCCGATCACCCGCGAGGTGCGCCCCGCTTTGAAGTAGCCTGGGTTGACCAGCTCCACCCGTTGTCCGGGTTGAAGGTCTATCGCCTTTTCAGGGTTCAACAGTCCGTTGCGTTCATCGTAGCCGGAAGCCTGGTATGAATCGACCTGCACGGTATAGGTGGAAGGGTCGGCTGTCGCCTTTTCCTTCAGCTCCAGTGCACGGGTCAGGAGTTCCTGTTCGGCTTTTGGCACCAGTTCGTCGCTGACATATGAGGTGTCGAAACCGCTCAGCACGTAGCGGTCGCCCTCGTGCGGCACGAGCGGTTCTTCGGGCAGCCACTGCCCGTAGTCCTGGTTGCGGACGATCTCGAATACTTGTGCTTCGGGGTTATTTTCGTTCAGCCCGTCCGGGTTGAATGTTACAGTGAACTCCATGCCCGACAGCGTGCCACTCTCAAACACGATCTTCAGCTCTTCGCCCGGCAGGATGTATTTCTCGGAGAACGGAAGCCCCGCGTCTTTGAAGCGGTATACCGTGAACCGGGTTGTTTCGCTTGTTCCTTCGTCTTTTTCTTCAATCTCCTTTTCCGTTACGCAGGACATTACACCGGTAATCCGTGGATAGATGTCGTCCAGCACGACCACCGTTTCCACCACTTCGCCTTCTTTTTGCCCTTCTACCACGTCGATGTAGGGTGTCCCTTCCGGTAGCATCAAGCGTTTCTTCACGATCCCTTCCACCACTGTTCCGGCTTCTCCCCCGCGGTAGTCGTCGGGGATGTTGCGCTCGCCGCCGAACACGTACAGGCGGGTGGCATAGAGATCCCGACTTTTCGTCCGGCTCATCGTGCTGGCTTCCTTGCCTATCTCCAGCGTCACGGGTTCTCCGGGCAGTTCCAGTCTGCCCAGGTAGATGTTTTCTCCCACAACCCACCATTCGCACTCCCACGCCTCGGCGATCTTGGTAAGTGCGTCGATGATATTGGTGCTGTCGTAAGTGACTGGCTTGGCTTCTGCCTTGACCTCGCTGCCCACGATGGCTGTGTATTCCTTCCCGTTATAGGTGAATCCCAAGGAACGCAGGTTTGAAACGATTATACCCAGATGTGCCTCCGGTGAGCGTGTAAGGCTCCAAGAGACTTCACGATTTCCCTGCCGGTCATAAAACAGGATATGGTTCTTCCACCTGTAGTAGTGGGAATCGAAACGGATGTCGTAATCATATCCGCCTGTCGTCGGGTTGTACTTGGGATAGGCGGTTTCAGTCAGGTAATAGGGGGTGCCGTCCACCTCGATATGGTCACCGATGGAGAGCGTGGCGGGTTCAGCCAGCGTGAATACGAGCCGAACGCTGTCTTCTGTCATCAGCGAAAACCGTCTAGCCGATTCTTTCCCCGGAAGGGTGTACAGTTTTGTTCTACCTGATATGTCTTTGATTTCGATCATTTCTTTTCCTTGTTTTCAACCGGGATTGCCTCCAAGAACTTGACTACCAGTTTTGCCCGGCAATCGCCGTAGCTCCCGTATTTTCCACACGAGAGGTAAGCCAGACTGAACGTTTTGTCCAACTCTGGTATATGCAGTGCAATATTACCTTTATACAGTTCGTCGACAAAGGACATGTATTTATGAAGGAAATCCTCCCTTCCGCCTCCCTCGATCAGGAACGGTAGGGAAACTTCGCGCGATGCGGTTTTGACGTTTGCCATCACAATACGCGATCCATGCTCCAGGCGGCTTTCACCTTTGATATATTCTTTCACCGGTGCGGGGGTGAGTAACACTTCGACTGTGCCTGACATCAGGGCGGCACCCCAAACCGATAGCGGGTTTCCGTTGATTGTAGCGTTTTTGATCATTGTTTATATGTTTTTGATGTTTTCTTTGATGCTGTCCAGTGATTCCCTCATGGAGCTGAGCGACCGGGCGTAGGTCTCAATCTTGCCGAGGTAACCGTTGCTTTCGTAGAGTATGTCGCGTATTTCGGTGATGCACTCTAGGTTAGCCCCGTTTTCCTGAAGTAACGATTCAACCAGCCTTTCCAAGTTTACAGCGGATTGCTGTACTGCCGTAAACCGCCCGTTCAGTTCTTCGCCGGTTTCCTGGCGCATGCTCTCGAAGCTACCCCGGCTGGCTGTCTGGGTGCTGCTGTCGTTTCCGTTGGCATCCGCGCTCCAGCCAAACAGGGATGCTAGCTGCTCCCGTTCCTGTAACATGGATTCCGTCAGGTTCTGTTGCATTTCCTTCAGCTGGTCCACTTCGTTCGGCGTGTACCCGTCTTCCCCGTAGCCCGCCCAAGTGTCGTAGAGCTTCTTGATTTCATTTTTGTATTTGGAGGCGATGACCGATCGCAGGATGGCTTGTTGCAGTTTCTTTTCGAAGTCGTTGGCGAAGTCCTCGTTACTTGAATCAAGGTCCAGTAACATGTCTATATAGGAATTTTCGAACTCTTCGAATGTGATGCCGGTCATTTGTGCCTTGACGGCTTCCAGGATCTCCTGCTCTGTGTTGCCAAACTCGATGATATTCTCCAGGTGCTCCCGGAATTCCCCGTCCATAACAGACCATAATCCGGCGTAGTTCTCCTTGATCCACTGGAGCTGCTCGGATGACATCTGGAGAAAACTTTCCATCTGCGTAAAGGATACGTTACCCAGGCCTGCGTTCGCTAGTCCGTTTTCGACCTCTCCGGCCACGTCGCGCCAGTTTTGGCCTTCCCACTTGTAGGAGCCTTTCCACATGCGATACCAAAGCGAGTGGCTGCCGATGGATTTACCGGACGACAGGCGTATTTCCGCCAGCTTCTTTTCCACTTCCAGTTGGTTCTTTGTTATGTTCAATGCCTCTTCACCGGCTTTGATGGCTTCCGCGCCGTAGCTTTCCTGTATGTAAGCCCTTTTGGCGTCCAGCAGTTCGTCCCAAATACCGAGCAGTTCTTCGTACTTTTCGACCATCTCGTTGTATTCGGAATAGTCGGCACCGAACAAGCTGGAGATGGCCCCTACAAGTTTAGAGATACCGCCTGCTGCTGACATTGCTCCGCCTGCAATATCACCGGCCATAATGCGCCCTACGCCTGCTGCGGTTTGGCCCATACCGCCGAAAGCATCGGTTATGCCTTTTATCTTGTTGGATACATCATCGTTGCCAAAGAGGGCACCGATGCTTTCGCCAAATTCTGTCAAGGCGGGAGCAAAATCTTGGACGGCGTTCCCGATACCTTCGATTCCACCTGCCAGGTCACCGCTGCGGAGTTTTTCTATTGCCTTGCCCAACTGGTCTTCCAGCAAGAGGAAAGGGGAACGGCTGCCCAGTTCACCCCGTATCTTCTTCAGCGCGTCTCCTAACGCCTTGACTTCTTCGGGGGATTTTTCCAGTAGCTCCAATTGCTTTTCGCTGATGCCAAGGGAAAGGATTTGCCCGCGTGTTATCCCGGAGCCGCCGCGCAGATAGTAGAAGAGCTGTTCGGTTTTGTCGATGATCGCCTGTATCTCGCTCATGCTCTTTTCTGAAGCGTTGGCGAACAGGTCGGCGATCAGGGAGCTGCTTCCGATGACTTGCCTGCAGACATAGTCGGCCAAACGGTCTTGCTCCTGGTACATATTGAATAATTCGGTGGAGACGATTTCTATATCGTCCTGGATGGTGGTGAACGTCCCTTTGTATTGGGGATACCGTTCGGTAACATCAAATTTTTTTGATGATTTCTTGCCTTTCTTCTTGGATTTATCGCCACTATCCGGTGTTGGGGTGGCCTTGGTGGCGAGGAACGATTGCGCCATGTCGCGGTATTCGCTTTGGGCGTTCTTCTCATCCTTGAGCCAGGCTTCGAGCTGCGCGCGGTTCATCCGGAGGAACTCCTCGCGGGCTTCACGCTGCTTCTGCTGGTTCTCGATCAGCGATTCGAGGTTCTCGCCCCGCAGTTCCTTCAGACGGTCGTTCTCACGGTCGATCAGTGCCCGGTACTGAGAGGCCTCTGCGGTGGCGCGTTCGAGGGTTTCGGGAGAATTGTCCCAAATGTACTGCCCCGTACCGAAAGTGGAAGTAGGAGTGTAGATGCTGCGCCCTTGGTTCTGGATGACGGAGTTGGCACGGGCGAATTTCTTTTGGTATTCCCGGATGTTCTTTTCAGCCTCGGCGATGGCCTTGCGATTGTCGTAGAGCATGAGCTGCTTCTGTGTCTCGATGAACTTGCGTGCCTGCTCACTGTTGATGTCAAGGGCTTTCCCATAGGCCCCGATCTGTGAAACGGCGCTGGGGATGGTCTGCGCGATCCGGGCGATGATGCCGTTCAGTTCGTCCTGCTCGGTGGCGGTCAGGCTGATCTTCGAGCGTAGTTCCTCGTAGCGGTCGACCAGCGGTTCGGTCTCGGTGGCAAGGGCTATGACCTTGGCTTTTTGTTCTTCGTATTTATCGTTGGCGGTGGAGAGAGTGGAGTTGATCAGCTCTGCCATGCTGTTCTTGAACTTCAGCTGGAGATCGCCCAGCCACGACAACGCCTTACCCAGTTTCAACTTGGCGTTTTGCATCCGGACATCGGCGGCAGCTACTTTGTCGGCTTCGCTGATGTACATTCCGGCTTGTTGCAGCTGCTTCTCCACGATGACACCCACACCTTGCATGAAGTCGCCCGTTTCGGCGATCTTCTCTTTGATTTCAGCGGCACTCAGCCCGAGGTTGTCCAGTATCAGGAGGCTTTGGCGACCTAGACCGGTAACGATGGAATCGACCATATAGTCGATGCTCTGCCCGGTCTGCTGTGCCTTCAGTTGGGCAAAGGCTAGGAATTTACCCATTTCATCCAAGGGGATGCGGAAGTCGCGCGCCTTGACCAGTGCGGTCATTAGCTGTAGGTCGGATACTGTCCCCTTGGTCTGTTCCCTGAGACTTGCCAGGAGATCGCTACGTCCCAGCTGCTCGAAAGCGTGTGTCACGCCATCGGCACTCACCGCCAGATTTATGCTTTCACGGGCAAACTCTTTGACCTTTCCGATGGCTTCGCCGATCGACTGTGTGACGGCGTAGCCTACTTGGGCGAAAGCTCCGGCCAGGGTTGTTTTTATTTTATTAAGAGAAAAGAAGGAGTCTTTGAGGTTTGTTGATGTTCCCCTTAGTTCATTCATCCGTTTTTTTACGTCCTCTAGCTGATCAGAGAGTTCAGCGTACCGTTCCGGCTCCAACGCCTTGACGGTGTTATCCAGTTCGCGTTGCAAGCGTTTCGCCTCTTGCGAGAGCTGTTTGTAGGATTTGTTCTGGATATTGATAGAGCGGAGCAGTTCGTTGGTCTTGGCGGTGTTCTCCGCGATGGCACGGTTGTTACGCTTGTACTGTTCTTCGAGGTTGCGATATTCGTCACTGTTGCGCCGTCCGGTTGCGGTGAGTTCGGCCATCGATTTGCGCAGTTCCTTGTTTTCGCTCTTCAGCTCGGATGACGCTTTTTCGAGTTTGTGGATTTCCTGTTGTGCCTGATCAGTGCTAAGCGATAAGACGAATTGGATATAATCGGGTGTCAGTTTTGCCATAGCCTTTCGTTTTTCCGGCTAAGGTAAACCGAGACGATGGCAGTGGAAAAGACAATAAAAAAGAGAAGGTGTGTCAAAACTCATTTTTTGAAAATATGAACTTATAATTTGAAATTTGAGCATCTTGAAAGACTAAAGAAAGGGCCGTATCATTACTCAATACAGAGTTTGATACGACCCTTTTAAATATTATAGTTATAATCTGTAACTTTGAGGAGTAGTCATTTTAGTTTTGACACAGCCCCCTTTTCCTGTTATTTCACCATCACTCGTTTTTACCCGGGCGGTATCCCGGATAAATGGCATCGTAGTGGGATTGATCGTTCGAATTGCCTGGCCCTTTGTGGAGTTTGTCATATAGGACCACTATCAGTCCGATAATGGGGGTCAAGAAGAACGACACCCAGAAATAGAATCTGAAGTGATCATTCAACCCGTATCCCAATGCCCCTACCATCAGGCAGGGAAGCACGTAAACCAATATAAACAGTAACAATAATTCTATCATATATCCAATCCGTTAAACACCGGTAAAGGTAGTGTTTCCGGGAGCTTATCCAATACTTTGCGCCGTTTATTCTCGGCTTCGATGAATTTACCCAGAGGAACTCGTGCAGAGCTTGCAGCATTCATCTTTCTTCGTCTAATCCGAAAAAGACCGGTACAGGAAATGATTCCGAGATTTTTTCCAAAGCTTTTCGGTGTTTGGTTTCGGCTTCAATGACTTGTCCCAGTAACTTATGCATATATTTCAGTTGCTCCATGATAAGGCAGGAAATCGTATCTCCGCCTATGTGCAAGGTGTAGAAATCCCCATCAAAGAAGCCTCCTTCTTCGTAGCGTATTTTTTTCTCGATGTATAAGTCGGTGCAATTATATGTTCCTTTTCTTGTCATATCGTACCTCCTTTCTTCGTTTGGGCTTGATACAGTTGGTAGGCAGCCACTGCCAGGAGGGGCGGGAAGATGGGGGATAGGAGGCAAGCCAGGGTGCACTTCACATAGTGAGCGTCGGCTGCCGTCTCGATAGGGCAGTCCAAGGCTTCCAGGAGGTTCTTCACTTGGCTGCTCACCTTATTTGTGAGGCGAGCAAGACTGGTTCTTACAGTGCCGATAGTTGTTCCGGCTACGTTCAATACGTTTGTCTTCATTTTTGTTTAGCGAATTAAAATGAAACATTAATAAATCAAGAGGGAGGGGAATAAAAAAAGGTCCCGCTTTCCCGTCGCTAAACACCTTAAACAGGGCTGTGGGCGCATTAACGCTCCACACGGGGGTCGGAACCTTTGTATTATAATAATATCATATGTAGTTTACCGGTTGGCATAAAAAAAGCCAACGGCAAAGCGGTCGGCGATCACTCGCCCTGTTTAAAATGTTTAGCACTGCAAATATGGGGAAAACTTTCCGGAATGGCAAGGGGATGGGGAAGAAAAAAGTTACTTCTTATTTAAATGGATTGTAGCTGTTCTAAGTTTTCTTACAAGATCATCTGTAAGTTGATAGATGGATGTGCAATCTATGTCATTAGAATTCATTGATGATGCATCAAAGTCAGTAGAAGCAGAATATAGAGAGAAAAACGTATCATTGATTGATGAGACTTCTTTGTTTATAAAATTGTTTGACATCTCAGCTGTAAAAGCAAATCTATCAATCAAGCGTTTTATTGTATTCATTTTTCCTGACACATAGGCCAAATCTACCATTCTTGATGTTCTAAAAGCCAATTCAACTTGTTCGATTTCTTTCTCTATAGCTCTTAAATCATTAATGAGCATTTCCTTTTCAAACCTTTGTTCCGACAAATTCTTGACAACGTAATATCCTACCCATATAGTGATGGCTGATGATATAAAGAGACTGAAAACATCTACAGGAACAAGATTGTAATCCACTTTTATATACTCCAGCCAAGCATTGGAAAATAATATATGTATAAAATATAAAAACGATAGTAGAGTCACTATCAATAATAGAATCAAAATAATATATTTTATTTTTTGAACCATATCTGATTTTTGATGTAATCTATTACCCATTCAAAATTGCTGGTGTGAAAACATATGATACTGTTTACATTATTCTCTCCTTCAGCACGTCCTAATTCTCCAAATGACTGGTCCAAGAATGAGGATGGATATGATTTGACCCCATCCAGATAGATGTGTAATTGTTTGCCAGCCTTGATAGCTTCTTGGTATCGAGGGAAAAGTAATGTGTTGTAAAATTCTTCGCCGGAGTGGGGACCAAGTCTTTCCCAACGTCCGCCAGGGGTGTTGCTAAAATCTTCAGCTATTGTTATTTTGAATTCTTCCATGATATAAAATTTTCTTTACTTACAGTCCATGATAAATATGTCCCTACAAAGTTTGGATTACTGGATACTTGCAACTCTCCGTTTTCATGATGCAAAGATACATTGTTTGTAATCAAAATAAAATTAGAAATGAATCCTTTTTCTACGCAATGTTTAATAAAAGGTAATCCCCTACCTCGGTTTGATTGTCCAGTTGAAGATCCAAGTTGTCCATTAAAAGCCTGTTGGATAATCCATGACGATTGTTTTAGTTTTATAAAACGTTGCAATTTAGAACGTTTGTATGAGCCTATAATACCAACCCCCATATCTACAAAAACAAACTTGAAACTCTTTTGTTCTGGTACTCGATAATATAGCAACCACCAATTAATATTTTTATTTTGGATTCCATGTTCAGCAGCATTCCCGATCAATTCAACTAAAAAATCATAAAAGATCCGATAGTCTTCATTAATTCCAATTCTTCTTAATTCAGTTAGAATATCCGAAACAACTTTAGTATCAACCGTTGCAGTAGAAATTGCGTCGATAGCTGTTAGATTTATATTTTTGTGAATATAATTTTTTTGTTCAGATAGTATTTCTAACACTTTTTTTGACTTGGGAAACTTATTGTGTATTAAAATAAGCTTTCCTGAGGTTAACGCTTTTTCTGCTTGCGCCAACAACACCATATAAGAACCCTTTGTAATTTCCTCTATGTGTGAAAAATCAAGATATACATCATCGCTTGGATATTTAACTATTTTGTTTAGGGTATTGATAACTTGTTTCAAATAACCTTTTCGCATGTAGAATTTTTTGGGCAAACTGATATGCTTTCTTTTTTCGTAGTATGATTTTACTACAAAAAATAAGCTAAAAAACAGTACGATTAGAAGTAAACTTATGTAGATTCTATTCATGATAAACAAGTAAGTGTTATTGTTTGAACACTGTGAAGTTATGAATTATTTACTTTGGCTGCAACACAAATGCCTAAAAATAGGGGAATGTGAAAAAATAGCCATCAAGGAACGTTCTTCTTAGGGAGTTAAACAAAACCGCCCCACCTTCACAGGAGGGACGGTCTCCAAACTAAACATTACTAACCCATAAAAACTAATACCATGAAAAAGTATTGTGCGTATCTTACTCGGGGAACAGTCCTTGAAGCTGTGCTTCAATCTCTTGGCGTATGCTTTCGGTGAAGCCGTAGCGGAGTTCCGGCAATGTCTCCCGGTAGATCATACCCCACAGCTGGCGGTTGTAGATGCGGTGGTTACCTTTTCGTTTCATGTCCAGGAAGCGGATATAAATGGGGTAATCTACCTGTATGCGGATGGGGTCGATACCGGTTCTGATCAGAGGCGAAGTCAGGAAGGCGTGCAGCCGCCCTGTTTGTCGCTGGTTGCTCTCCCGGTAGATGCGTTCTTCGGCGATGGCTTTCTGTCGTTGCAGGATCGTCTTGAAATCGCGTTCCAAGGTGCGGCGGAAGAAGGCATCGCGTATGTTGTCCGGACGGTTCATCGTTCAGACAGGTTAAAGGAGACCGACCATCCGCAGTAATCGCTGTAAAGTCCCGTTTCAGGGTTGGTGGAGAGGTTACCCAGCCCCGACATGAAGTGGCAAGGTTGGCAAGCGTCTTCGCGCAGTTGCTGCTTCAGGGTTTCCACCACCTCCTGTGTCTCTTCCAACACTTGCAGGGGCGTTCGCCTCTGGTGGTCGGAACGGTCGAGCAGGAACAGCAGACATTGGCTTACTTCTGCTACGTTGTCAGGGTAAGCAGAATCATCATCGGCGGAGGGCACGACGACGAACAGTGCCGGGAATTCCCTTACTTTCATCTGCCTTAGGGCATCGCTCATGTCCTTGTCCACGTTGACCAACGTAGCGGAACGGATGGCTGGGATGCGTTGGAGCAGCGCTTCAGTATATTCCCGTAGTGTCTTGATACGTATCATATTACTTATCTTTTAGAGTGCATGTGTTCGAATTTTTTCCGGTAGAGAAAGACCAGCACGTCCCAGAGTGGCGTGTCGAGTACCTTGCGGTAGGTGCCGAAGGTGCCCGTCTCGGCAATCTCCAATGCCGTTCCCATCCAGCCTGTGCCGTCATCGGGTTTTCGTTTTTCCGATTTCTCAAAGAGGATGGAGAAACGGAGCGGTTCGCCGTTGATGTCGATCGGATCGTGGTGGAGTGTCCGCATGACGTTATTAAACAGGATCAGGGCGTGGGCGCAGAGTATTTCGTCCGGATCAGCCTTGGGACGTGCCTCGTTCCGGTAGAGTTTCCGGCAGAAATCGGTGGTGAGTTGTTCCGACCGTTCCCGGCTCTTTGTCTTCGCCAACAGTTTCAAGAGGCTGTTACAGTCAATGAATGCGCCAAAGGTTACCCCGTCGAGCATGTCGCCCGGTCCCGTCCAGCCGTCCCACTCCTTCAGCAGGTTCAGCCCTGTATTGAGGTTCATCCGGTCGCGCTTCTCGCCTGGCAAGATAAACGGTAGGGTCAGGTCGATGTGGTTTAATGCCTCTTCGATGGTTTCCTCCCGCTGCATGGAGAGATCGGTACGTTCGTCAAGCAGCAGTGTGAGCAACTTACTGCGCAAAGTGGGACGGCTGAGTATCCCCCGGTCGTTCAACAGGGAGATTTCCAGGTATCGGCGGTATTGTGCCGGTGTGAATTCGTCTATAAGTTCGGGGACTTGCAGCATGCGCTCCCGGTATTTTATTATCTTCATCTCGTTGCCAGTTTAAAAAGTGATGCCCTTGGATTGCAGCGTTGCCTGGCTGATATACAGGTCATCGTTGGTCGGGTCGTTATCCATTTGGGCAATGGTGTCTTGCAGGTTCTGCAGATAGCGGGCTGCATCTCGGTCGAGTGACTCGGCCACCTGTCGGCGTGCCTCTTTCTCAGCCCGGAGCTTCTCCTTGATCGATCCCATCTGTTGTACCTGCACGATCCCATCGGGTATGACCTCTATGGGCAGGCGTTCCACTGCCTTTTTGATGGTGAGCAGTGCCAGCGGTCGGCGGCACTGTTCCGCAAGGGGAAGCAGTTCCGGATCGCCTTGCAGCATCTTCACCATGCGTTCGCCTTCCACGAAGGGGGCGATTTCCGTGTCTTGCACTTCCCGTATCAGCGGTAGCAGGGTGAAATAAAGGCGGTGACTCCCGATGGTATAATAGCGATCGAACTCCGCCTTGTTGCGTATCAATAGGGTGTGGGTGCGGCGTTTCGCCTCGCTCTCTTCCCAGAAGGTGTACGCACCCTTTTCCAGCGTGTCGATCAGTGCATCTACGGCTTCGTAGGCGATATTCAGGATGTTCTGTTCGTCTTTGTATTCTTGTAAGGCGGTTAGCCCTTTCTCGTTCTCGCCATATTTCTTCTGCCTTCCGCTCGCGCCGTGTTGTGCGTCAAGCGTTGGGATCAGCATGCTCCAAGCGAAGAACGCCACGGGCTTCTGTGTGGCTGCCACCAGTTCCGGCTCTTCCTTTTTCCCGTAAAGCTCCGCTATAGCTTGCAGCACGTCCTCGCCCACGATGGCTGTCAGGCGGCGTGTGGCCAGTGGCAGAATGGGGGCCCACTTCGAAAAGTCCACGTTGTCGGAAATCATACCCACAGCTTCTACGATCTCCTGGCTTCCGTCATCATATAAATTGAATAGTTGCATACAGGTTATTCTTTATGGGCGCGGCATAAGCACCGCACCCGGGGTTTGTTAAAAAGGGACATTGTTGTCGGGTCTCATCCACTGGGGTAGAGAACCCGCACGGCGTGAAGCCGATGTGGAAGACTTGATGCCGCTTCCACCGCCTCCGTCTTGTGATCCGTTTGATGCCATAGTAGACTCCTTTCTTTACGTGTTAAACATTCCGGATCGCGCTAAACAGCTGCTCTCCTCTTATTTCTTTGTTGATGGTTGAATAGGTACTTAGTATGTTGTTGTCAATTTCACAGTAGAACATGTATAGCTCTGGATTCTCTTCGATGGTGAATTGTTCGATGTTGGCAGAACTCCTGAGATTGGCACTCCCGTGGATGATTACCTTTTTCCCACCCAATGTCTCGATCAGACAGGTTTTCATGTGGGTACCGGCTACCGCTAGTTGGAAACGGTTGTCTATATCCAAGCGACCGTATATATACGGTATCAGGCGGTGCGCTTCGTGTGCATAGAAATAGGCGGACACGATCAGATTAAGGCTATCCACATAGCCTTTGTCCAATAGCGTATGCAGGCTGTCGATGTTTTCCTGTCCCAATGAAAGGGTAGTGATATCCATGCGTACCGCCTTGCAGTTGTTGCGGACCATGAAAGCCTCGATGAAATCACCGAAAATGAAGTTGCCGCTGACTACCGCGTCATACCTTACGCCTGTGTCAATTTCAATGGCTTCCGCCAGCTCCACGGCGTGTTCGTAGATGATGCGAGATTCCTTGAACGGCTTCAGCTTTGGACGGATGTAGCGGTTCCCTTCTTCAGGGGCACTGTCGAAACAGTCCATAGCGTCAAAACAATCCAGGTCTAAACCGGAACCATCCCAAAATAGGTTATTCTGATTATTCATTGTTCTTTATCCGGTTTTGTGGTGAAACATTCTCCTCGGCGTTGACAATGGTGCGGTACAGTCCAATTCGTGTCTTCGTACCGGGGAAGTTGGCGTTGATGTATTCCTGCACGGGCTTGCAGAGTATCATGTCGGGTATGGCGGTTTCCGATGCGTTGTACACCTTGATGCTGTACAGTTTCTCGGAGCCTGACGACAATTTGTTCTCCAGTATGAGGTTGGCCAGGATGGGGTCGATACCGAAACCGCTGGCCGCAGCAGCGTCTGCCTTGTTGCTGATGCGTATCTGAGCTTCGATATAATCTTTTACCTTCTTGTCGATAGGTGTTACTTTCCAGCCTTCATATTCCTGGGACAATTCATCGAAGAAAGAAGACGTGTGCATGAATTTCCCTACGTTCTTGACCCCAGTCATGCCCTCGGCGAACTTCTCCATGGTCTTATCCTTGTATGCCTCCAGTAGTTTAGAAGTGTAGGGGATGCCTTTCTTCTGACAGACCGACTTCAGGCGTTCCTCGGCTTTGTCCCAATACCCCTGCGGTGATTCGATGTGCAAGCTCAGTGCGGAGCTGTTCATGTTGTAGCTGTGTAGCAGCGGGGCAAGTGTCCCGGCAATTTCCAGCCAAGAGAAAGCTCCCAAGAAACGGGGCGTGCTGATGAACTCCTTGGCAAAGGAATATATATTGTAATAACGTGCCGATACCGGGTACCGGAACGGGTCGTGCGGGTCGAAAACCGGTAATACTTCCATTTTGGCATAGTCGGGATAGGGGAAGTCGGCGATCACGATCCGTGAGGGTTCTTCTTCACCCTCCTTCGGGTAGACCAGGCGAGCCTTCTGGTAAGGGATGTGTTCGAGTTTCACCAGCCGTCCTGCACCACCGATGCGCGGGGCACGGTTACGGATGAACTTCACGAAGAAGCCCTGCATGTGTACCAAGTCTACCAAACATCGGTGCATGAAGATGCGGTAATCCCACCGGCTCAAATCATCCTCAATGGGCTGATCGAGCGTCCATTCCTTATAAAAGCGGTTGTTCTCCCGGTCGATGGCATCGTTGTAGAAACGGGGACCATCGCCCCATTGCAGCCCGGCGATCTTCCCCATGATCCCTTCACCGGCATAGAAGCGGTCGAGCAGGCGTTGCACCTCGCCCGGCAGGTCGTTATTGTCGCCCATGGGCACGATATCGATGCCACCTACCCGTATTTTCTTGGTGAAACAGGTGCCGCTGCTACCGCCCAGCATGATGCTTGATGGCTCCCATCCTTTACCTTTGCCCGATATGTCAAACGAGTAAAGCTGGCCGTTGCCAGGGTTGATCAGTCCGAAATTTCCAACACGTCTTATTTCCATATCTCAATCGTAGTTATAATTATCGTAATCATCATAATCGTCCCGGTCGAAGTCGGGATCTCGTCCAAAGTCCATAGTTATACAACCGTTTTCATACCATTAAACTCCATGATCAGTACCTGCCAGCAGTTGGCGGCCAGGCCTGTCTCCGTGTCTGTATAGAATAACTTGTAGGAGGAGTTCTCGATCTTCTCGTCTGAGGTTTTGCTACGGAGTCTTGCTGCCTTGACGGTGACCATATCCCCACCGGCGGATGTGTGTCGGTTGTATTTGCGGAATTTCATCGAGAAAGTTCCTCCGGTATCACTGATCCGCTTCATCTCTTCGATGGCGGCGTATAAATCGATTGTATCCATGTGCCTTATTTTTTACCTGTAAAGGAAAGGAAGGAGGCTAAAAAAGGAAAAGACACCAAAAAACAGCGGTTTACACGGTCGTTTTTTGGTGATGATTTCCGTCAAAAGGTTTAGGGAGAGTGTTTTAAGCCAGAAAAAATTCGCAAACAAGAAAACAGACATGCTCCGGAGCGCGTGCCGCTCAGAAAGGGAAAGGCAATTGCCTCTCCCCGTTTTGGGTGAAATATGACAGAGCGGGCTTGTAACGGGTAGGGAGTCAGTCTTCCCCGAAGCCAGGGACGTAGGGGTTCGCACCACCGGCTTGCAGTTTCACGATGTTGCGCCACCTCTTGCGCATCATCAGGTACTTGAAAGCATCGGAAAAGTTGGTGGAGAGCATGGGTAGCTTCTTCGGTGCAAGTTTCTCGCTTTTCTTGACCTTGAAGACGATTTTTTCCGTACCTGAATAGCGGATACCGGCGGGTGCTTTCTCGATACTGCTCACCAGCTCCTTACAGTTGACGGCATCGACCAGCAGGCGTGGCAGTTTCTTGCCGCCCTCTTTCATCAGCTCTTGCATGAAGCCGTATTCTTCGGCTTGGGGTATGTTGCTCTGGCGGCGGCTCATCAGACAGACTGTCCATCCTGTGCGCACACCATCGGCATCCTTTTCGATGGCATCTTTTATCTTACGGGCGTAGTCTTCACCTTGGCGGGCAAAGTTGTTACCGGCTCGGTCGTAATACAGGTTCAGCTCCTTGCAGGAGTGGGGAGCAAAGAAGCGCAGGAAGCGGTCGGCCAGTTCGCGGAACCATCCGGGCGGTATCTCGTAGATATTCTTCAATACCCGGTAGGTGTTGCCCCGTTGTTGACCGATCACGAAGGAGAGCATGTTACCAAAGTCCACGCCCCCGTCGAGCGGCTGGTCGTCTTGCAGGTACTTGAGTCTGGTACAGCTGTCGGCAGGCAGGCCGTCCGGCGAACCGTCGTAGTATTTGTGTTGTTCGCCAAACAGGAGGTAGAAGCGGATATCTTTGCGTAGTCCGGGGCGCATGCCCAGTACCGACTTGCAGAACTCGTGGAACTCCAGCGTCCCGTTATAGAGGTTGAACAGGTAGTCGGGGGTTAGGATGTCGACGTTGACCAACGAAGAAGCGTTCAGGACGTAGGTTTGCCCCCGACGCAGTTTGGTCAGCCCTTGGTCATAATAGGTTACCTCACGGGCCAGGCGGCGTAGGGTACGGTCATTGGGGGCCTCCCTGGCGCGTTCTTTCTCTAGCCGGAGCAGTAGGTCGTTGCGCACGAAGGCGGCCTGGCAGATCGCTACGATCCGGTCGGGGCGCATGTTGGGCAGGTAGCGGAAGAACCAGTCGTATTCCCCCTCGTTGACATCGGGCATGTCGGTCGAGATGGTAAGGCCCAGGAACAGGTGGGAGTGGCCGAACGATAGCGAATCGCCACGCAGGATTGGCATGGCACGGTTCACTTTATCTTCACGGTCGAACTTGGCTTCATCGTAAAAGAGGTGCACGACCGACTTACCTGCCAAGAGAGAGGGACGATCCAGTGACCCCAGGAAGATGACGCACCCGTTCCAAAAGGATATCACGTTCCGGTAGTCGTTGACGATGATCGAGCAGTGCGAACGCCACTCACGAGGCGGTATCTTGCAGAAAACGTAGTGCATCCCCTCATACATCCCCATCAGTTGCCAACCGTGCTGCACGGCGGGCATGATGTTGTCTTTCAGGCTGGAGTAGCTGCTTGCCACGAAGGCAAGGGGTGCACCCGGCATGGCGTGCACGCAGCGGTAGGAGCGGCGTGCCTGTACCACGGTACTTTTCGACATACCGCGCCCAGCTACGACGACAAGCACGGTGGTATCGATGAAGTCGGTCAGTAGCTGCACGTGGTGGGCAAACTTGACGGCGATGTCGTCATTCACCGCTATCTTCTTCGCTAAGTTCTTCGATGTCATAGAGCATACGTTTTTTGAGGTTGAACTTCTTCAGCCCGGCATCCTCTTTCAGGTTGTCGCGCACGGTGGTGGATAGTTCCGGTATCGAATCAATGAAAGCGTCCAATTGCTTGCGGTCGATGGCCGGAAGCCCTAGGTCTTCTCGGTTGGCCGTGTAGATGTCGACGCGCTTCTGGTTGAGTAGTTCTTCTGGGATATCTGCCTCCTTGGGTTTGAAGCAACCGCGATATTCGCCCGCCAGCTTCAGGAGGTTACGGGCTTCCTTCACGTCACCGCTGGCATACATCTCTTCGGCCCATGCTTCGCATTTTTCGGCATAGAGGTTGCAGAAGGCTTCGGCTGATATTTCGCTACGCTGGTAGAAAAAATTGATCGCATCGGTGTAGACCTGTCGCGCCATCCAGTCGGACAGCCCGTATTGTTCGCTCTTCAGCAGCTTTATTATCCCGGCTTTGGTGACGTACTTGTTTTGCTTTTCGAACTTCATCTTGGCCGTCAGGCCACGCACCATGTCCATGAGATAGAAATATTGCCGTTCGGCTTCGCTCAGCGTGTCGAGTGACCCGGTCGAGAGGATGGCGTTCAGTCGGTCCATGGATACGCGGTCGAGATTCAGGCGAGTAGGCTTGATAGTCGGTATTTCTTCCATATCAGGCTCCTTTCTTGCGTTGTTCGATCTCATGGTCGCACAGTTCCTTTACGGTGATCCATTCGCGCATTTGCGCTTCGAGCTTCAGCCGTTCTTCATCGGAGGTGGCTGCGGTGATCTTTGCCCGGTATTTGGAGATGTTGCTGGCAGCGTTCTTGCGCCGTTGAACAAGGTTGAAGTCCGTCAGTGTCTTGTATTCCTGCCATTTCAGGTACTTTGCCACTTTGGGGTGGTTGCCCAGGAGCGTGCCGTTCTCTTGGTAATGGGTGAGTTCTTCCCAAATCTGGCGGTCGTTCAGGTACTCTTCGACGGCAGTGGCGGCCAGTGGGGCGGTGTCATCCATGGGCGCATCGTCGGGGTGGCCTGCCAGTGTGTTGTGGGCTTCGCGGTAAGCATCGTAAGAGGCGAACATGTCGTTCACCAATAGCTTCAGCACATCGGGGCAATCCTTTGACTTCAAGAAGGTAAAGCGGTCGCGGAAGCGTATTCGTTCGCACTCCTTGGGACTGACAGGGTCAAGGTGCGGTACAGCGGGCGTATCGCTAGTTCCGAGGTGTGGTTCTACTGGTGGCGGTGTGGCACCGGGGATGGTGACATGGCGTTCCAGGTGTTCGAACTCATAGACGGACAATCCGGCCAGACGGCGTAGTTCTTCGTAAAGCGTGAGGCGCATCATGCGGCTTTCGGGTCGGTTCAAGAAGGCGCGGCGGAGGGCGGTGTTGCGCCCGTAGCGTTCATACAGGGCCAC